ACACGAACAAGCTGTGCGTCAACGAGCTAATAACATCGAGCGCAATGGACTGAATGCTGCCGCCTCGCGAGCTACTCAAGTGAATAGAGTTGATTTTAATACCTGGATACGACACATGACTACTACAAACGGTCATGCTCATATTGCAGATAATAACGCAGCTCTTTTCCCTGAAGATTTCGCGGTGGCAAACGCTATGTTAAATGTGCTACCTACGATGTTGGCTCGAAGACACGCCATTCAAGATTGCATCATCCATGCGTTGGGTGGTGACGACAACATAACACCTACTCAACTAGAAGCTTTTGCCCGCATATATCATTTGTCTACTGTATTGCGACATGGCTTCTCTGTAGAGCGTGAAGATGATGACGACAGTGAACCCGATAGGACACCACCTGAATTTTTAGCAGAAGCAATTGATTGGTCTTGGGAACCTTTGTGCTCCGGCGGAATGCGACGAATCGCAATTAATTTCGCTGTTGAGACTGCCCACATACCTGATATGCTAGAAATTCTAGTCTACCTAACTACGACCTACAGTTTGGCTTGCGGGATACTTACTTCCGCTCGCAACACTCAACATCTGGGACCACCAGTGGCTCTTGTGTCTGACCGTGGACATGCCACATATTCGAGCGACTTCCGACAAACTTACCAGCTACGATGGGAACAACTTAATGCTGCCCCTACCGGACCTTGGTATAGACGGATGATCTCGAATGTGCGTAACTTTTCCTTTAGAAGCCTTATTTCGTTTTCGGCATGGAAAAGGCGTGCTCACGACGCTACACAATGGCTTATGTCATCTCGGTTCTTCTTAGTACCCTCGCAAATAGTTGAACACGCAGTGTACAAATTTTGCCGTGCTTTGAATGTAATAACAACAACGCGACATAGTCCCTTCTGGACGATTTTGACAGGATTTATCTCCGCAGTTGCTCTTTTCTTTGGTGTAAAGTCATGTTATAACTTTTTGTTTAGACACAACACATGCCATTTAAAGAGAATTCATGAAGG